ATTTGGTACATCCAAAGTCTGCCGAGATAGGGGGTGATAAAATGAAGATAGTACAAAACCTTGTCCCGGCCAGCAAGTATAGTATCAAATGCCCACACCCTATGACCCCTGAATTCATCGTAGTGCATAACACGGCCAACGACGCAAGCGCCAGGAACGAAGTTGCATACATGATAAGCAATAATAATCAGGTTTCTTTCCACTATGCAATTGATGACAAAGAAATCGTTCAGGGTATTCCAGAAAATCGCAATGCTTGGCATGCTGGCGATGGGGCAAATGGACAGGGAAATAGAAAGGGGCTATCTATAGAAATATGCTATTCCAAATCCGGCGGACAGCGTTTTATTGAAGCGGAAAAATTAGCCGCTAAATTCATCGCGTTCAAGTTAAATGAAAAAGGCTGGGGAATTGACAAAGTAAAGAAACATCAGGATTTTTCAGGCAAATATTGCCCACACAGAACACTTGATATGGGATGGCAAAGGTTTTTGGATATGGTGCAGACGGAATTGAACAAGTTGAAAGTGGGCGTCAATATGACACAAGACAAAAATCAGCCTTCTCCTTGGACAAAAGAAGCCTGGGAATGGGCGAAAAAGGAAGGCATTGTTGACGGAACCAATCCGCAGGGGGCGGCGACAAGGGAGCAGGTTGTGACGATGTTGCATAGGTATCATAAAAAGGTGGCCCAAAAATGAAATTCTCAAAAGCAATTGTATCGTTGGTCATCCTGCTTAACGCCGCTTTCACTGTTGCGGTGCTGTATATTTTCTACCGTGTAGGCATGGAACCCATAACACTTATCGGTGCCTGGTTCGGCTTCACGACGGTGGAACTTTGGGCATTGGCCGGTATAAAAAAGCGGGAAATTGAAAAACAAAACGACAGGGAGGTAATGTGATGGCCGAATTTTTGAAACAAAAACTAACATCCAGGAAGTTTTGGGTAGCCGTGGCTAGTGCGGCTTTTATCATTCTTTCAGAGGGCCTCGGGTTTGATATTGACCAGGAACTATATTGGAAATTAGTCGCACTGGCCCTGGGCTATATTTTCGGCGAGGCTGCTGTGGATATAGCCCGCGCAAGATCCAATATGTAGCAACCCCCTTCTTAATCATATAGGCAGGCTGGGTTTCCCCTCCTTTTCCCAGCCTGCTCCCAAATCCTCTCCTTTCATTTTGCCCCGGGTAAGTTAATCGCTTACCCGGGGATTTTTTTGTTGCAATTTTTTCACTTCCAAGTTATATTTTTTCAGTTACCAATACCAATACCGGCGAAATAGCCGGGAATTTTTTTTTTGAAAAATTTTTAGAAAACCACTTGACTTTTCTGAAATAATATATAATAATAATAATAGAAAGAACAAAAACGAAAAAGGGAGGAATAAAAATGAAAGTTCAATTTTCATTCAGAAAAGACGCCGACGGAACTATCTACGCCACCGCCGGCGGATGGACGAACGAGTTCTTGCCTAATGGTGACGTAGAAACTTCGCTGGAACACTATTCAGGGGAAGCTATTTCCCCTGAAGAAGCCGAGGACCTATTGTGGGAATATGGATGGGCTGTATGCCCACGGTGCGGGAATATATACCCCGCACTGAGTGACTGCTCAAAGCACGTTTAATTCCTATACCGCCTGCCGGGAGCGGAAATCCCGGCACAAAATAAACAAATAGGAGGAATGAAAAATGAAACTAGAAAAAACCACAAATCTTGACTGCTTCCGTGATTTTTCCCACGGAGCAGTAATAAAGACAGAAAGTGGCCGCCGCCTCGGCGCAACATGTGATCCCAAAGAGGCCGAAAACATCATCAGGAATTACTTCATGAATGAATTTTTCCCCGAACCGGTACATGTGTACTTCGGCGGGGAAATTGGACAGGAAGGAGTATGGGGGTACTCTTTCAGTCTCGCAGAGTGACGCCGGGAAACCGGTGTAGCGCTCAACCTATAAAATAGGGAAACCGGCCCGACAGCCGCCAAGCAAGTCTGGACCGGTTACATTACACAGCCGAGGCCGTGCCCGACCGTCAGGACGTATTCATCGTGGACGACGCCGTCCGGGACGATCAGGGCTGGATTATTGGTGCCAAAGCGCTGGCCCACATATAGGCTCATATAGGCCCGCCGGGAGCGGAAATCCCGGCACAAAAAAGGAGGCGTATAACATGATAAAAATAAGGCATAACATGATAAAAATAGGGCATCAAGTATATTCAAGCGAAGAAATTCTTGAGTTTGTAGAAAAAAACAAGAATTCACTTCTTCAGACCAAAAACGGCAGCGTTATTGCTGCTATTCAGGACGGCATATGCCTGGTTGTCTCAAAAGCCGGGCGGATATACAAGGCATGGCCCGGCGAAGTGGAACTACAATGGTAGGGCTAGGGAGTATAAGCCGAGAATCCCGGCGGGGCCTGTATAGGCCCTTCCGCTCAACCTGCGGGCAAACATGCCACTCAGGGGAAAAATATTTTAAGGAGGGTTTTTAATGGAAAAAGAAAAAATCAAAATCGAAAAGACTAAAAAAGGATTCCCTTGCCTTTGGGAATCTGGAGGTGGCTTCACCAATACGGGGGAAGCTACTATCATCGCTTCCCCAAGCGGTGGCCCGAAAAAGCCTGTGTATGTACGCAGGCGTGGGCATTTAGCAAATGCGCATCATGCGCTTGTTATTTTAGAGGTTGGCGATTACATTATTAAATGTAATCACCACAGGGGAGACTTTGAAATAACAGTATATAAAATAGTGAACTTTGAAGAAGTTAAGAAAAAAGAAGTAACAGAAACATATGCAGTTGTAGAACAAGAAAATTATTTTAGTATGGGGGAATGGGATGCAGAACTTCCTGCATCCCTAGAGGCTGCGGTACAGGCAGCTATGCAAAAGGCTACCTGCTATCATTGCAGGGAGCCACACTTCATAATAGTTGAATAGAATTCCACACAAGGAGGTAATATCATGCGGTGGGAAAAAAATTCCAACAATCAACGAAATGCATGATTTATATATCCGTATGGCATTTGTAGCCATGCGGAGGACTATCCCGCAACATATCCGGCAGGATTTGCAGGAGCGGGGGCTACATAATGACCTAGAACAAGAAATCTCCATTATCGCGTACGAAGGGATGAAGTTGTATTCCCTTGAAGACTACAACTACCTGAATTTCGCAGGAAGAAGATTATACAGATTCCTGCGGCAAAATGGGTACAGACGCCCACGGGGGCATAATTCCTACGTCAGGGAGGATATAGGAATTATGCCTTAAACATCCCGCGGCACGCCACTTTAGGCACATTGAATAAACCGGCTTTGAGCCGAGAAATTTTTTTGAAAAAAATTGAAAAATTTTTAGAAAAATGCTTGATTTTTTCTTCTAATTATATATAATAATAATAGAAAGAGAGAATAAAATAAGGAGGAATGAAAATGAGAAAAACTGAAATCAGAAAGGCGACCGAGAGATTAGAGGAGCTGAAGGATACAATCTACGAAGCGCTCAACGAAATGGAAAAGATACTGAGAGAGGTAGCTCCAGAAGAACTCATAAGGGCTAGGGCTTACTGGATGGCCCACATCGACGGAGCGTTAGAGAACAGAGGTAACTGGCTAGGAGGGAGCATGATAAGCTACATTGATACAATCGAAGCGCTGGAAGAAATGACGGAAATGGAAGAAGAGTGGGAGGATTAGGGAGCTCAAAGCTCCCTTCCTCAAGAAGGAGGAATGAAAAATGGAAAACAAAATAATTGATTTTATCCTGAGAAACGAATACAGACAAGCGCAAGAAAGGTTAGAAAAACTAATACAGATGAATGCACCTAAAGTTATGATACAAGGGCAACAGAAATTAGTTGAAGAATTGTCAGCAGGAAAAATTAAAATAGGTGGAGACCAAGATTTATTACAATGTACATTTGAAACCTTCAAAATTAAAAAAGGAAATGGTGGCAAATTATATATTCAATTTGATAATGGAATCAAGTATTTCCCAAATGCAAAATACGGAAGATTTATTACACGCTAAGGCAACATGGAACTGGAAGAAATGATGGAAATGGAAGAAGAGTGGGAGGATTAGGGAGCTCAAAGCTCCCTTCCTCCAAAATAAATAGGATTTCAATCCGAAGGAGGTTTCCAAAATGCCTGATGTGAGATTGATACAGCAAGCGGTGAGATACCTCGCAAATCGATGCGATGGAGCGGTAAGCGAGGATGGTCATGGGTTTAACAAGATGGACGCCCGCTTTGGAAAGAGCTTAGCCGAACGGGAGAGATGGACTAAGGCTCAAGCTAAGGCTGCGTTAAAAATGTTGAGAAAGTATCAAGGACAACTACAGGCTGGAGGGTTTGATATTGAAAGATTGTTTGACGGGAGTGAGATTACCTACCCTCACCTACCACAAGAGAAAGTAATGAACACAGTGAAGAAAGTAGACGACAGAACAATGGAAATCCGCTACAAATTCGACCAGGAGTTGCTACAATTGGTAAAATCACTCCCGGGAAGACGCTTCCATCCTGATAAAAAGTGCTGGACAGCTACGATAACCGCGGACAGTATAAACAAACTGAAGGACGCAGGGTTTGTAATCGATGCGGAGTTAGAAAAACTCCTACACCAAGCAGAAGAAATGGAAAAAGGAATCGATGTACCGGGGCTGAAAAAACAGTTGTTCCCCTTCCAAAAGGTAGGCGTAGCCTTCATTGAAAAGCGAAAGGGAAGGGCCCTTATAGCCGATGAGATGGGACTCGGAAAAACTATTCAAGCCGCTGCCTGGCTTCAGCTTCATCCAGAGAAAAGACCGGCAATAATCCTTTGTCCGGCATCGCTGA